CTATTCATTGGTTGATATGTTTGTTCTTTTATGTGTTGTAAACTTTTATGTATTGATGCATGACCACTCATTCTTGTCATAACAAGATAACGCAGGGCATCATATGCATGATCCTCTGCTTTTGTGTCAACATCTTCTGAATTACTTTTAGACAACGGTATCCCTGCTAGTTGTCGAATAGTGTTGTTACATGTATTAAATATACGGATTCTTGGTAACTTTGTCAATGGGTTATCTGCAAGTCGTCTATGTATTTCCATTTTACCCTGCAACCTGTTTCTATCCGAAGGTGTCCAACGCACTCCTAAACGCATCATAGTTTCTGCAATCGAAGGACCAAAGCCTGTTTTGTTCCAACACGATGAGTCAAGAACTGTGTAATGTGGTTTCGGATCAAGTTGTTCTAGTTCCGATATTCTATCAGCTAATTGCTCAGCCGTGTGTTGTTTTACGTAGAGTTCTCGATAGATCCATATATTGTTATCCCAATCTATTGCCCCCCACAAGACACATGATGGACTTGCATATCCATAGTCTGCTGCACGTATTCTGGGCCAGTTAGTTGGTATTTCAAATGGATCAACAACGTGCTTTACTTTTGAGAACTCTGGGAAGGCGGCTCCCTCTGCCACATCCCAATCCCCTTCAAGAAGTCTCTTCCGTTCAACTTCTGGGAGCGATCTGAGCATGGCTTCGTATCGACCATCTTGCATCAGATAGGGATTATCAGTCAACCGTGCTGGAATAAATTTACGGTAGAACAACGGTTGCCTTGCTTTCTCGTGACCCTCTGGATATAGTAATGCTTTGTTTGTTTCTATATCCGTAGCTGGGAAAGCTTCATTTGAAGGATGTGGATCAACATACATCTTTTTAATCCACCATCCCCCAACTCCTCCGGGGTTTCCAGTACAACGCATAGACATATAGGGTCTTAGCTCATCATCTGTTGTACGCAGTCTGGAACGTAAGTAATCCCACACATATGGTGTAGGGTATTGTGTTATCTCATCAATTCCAATCCAGTTAAAAGCCTGTCCTTGAAATCGTGTAACATCTTTATCTCTATCTAGATATGTAAACCACATCGTTGCCCCTGATGGGAACACCCATGTAGATTTTGATTCTCTGAATGTTGCTTTCGGAAAAGCCTTTGTATATAACTGTCTTGACTTGTCAATCAGTTCTGTCAGTTCATCAAGAGTTCTTCTTAAGAGAAGACCACGATGATTAGGGTTATGACAATAACGGAGAGGATCAACAAGCAAAGCGAAAGACTTGCCCCCTCCTGCAGCCCCACCGTATAACACATCTTCTTCAGAGGAAGATAGAAATTCTTCTTGAGGACCATTGTTAGGTCTGAATATAACTTCCTGATCTTCGACCAGATCAGATACAGGTTGTAACGAATTGAGTTCATCACCCAAGTCCACAACTTTTGAAGTTCCGTTAGTAAGGTTCTTTGCAGTGTTTTCAATACGTTTCGCATTTTGTCTGTGTTTCTGTACTTTCTTTGCCGCCTTCTCTGCTTGTTTTCTTTCGGCTGCAAGTTTCTTACGAGTTGCTCTCTTAGCTCGTTCTAATGATGAAACATTGTAAGATTGTTTCGGAGCATTTGGATCTTTTTTAGGGCGACCACGTGAGGGCATTAATCTCTAAAATTCTTTGTCATACGTCTTCTAGCCTTCTCTGCTCTTCTTCTAAGTCTAGAATTATCCGTATCATAATATTTTGTTTTTTCAGTAATAGCATCTTTCATCGCTTTTACTTCTTTGTACTTTTCCATGACGGTTAAATGTGATGGTCGTGGTTGTTGATAAGTATTACCCATTAATTTCTATCTCTTTCTTTGCTGGAAGTAAAACTACCCCATGCAATGCTTGTACATTATGGTTATGTGTTTCTTCTCTGCCTAACCCAACTCTGTTTAACAACGACTCTGCGGCTTTTAAACGCACATCATCCCCTCTTTCTATCTGTGGGCTGTCAATCATGCTAATTAACCTGTTGGTAGCCTTCACAGAAGCACTAGCGAGTAGGTTTTTTGATCGTTTTATGATCTCATCGGCTAGTTTACTACGTAAATACCCTGCAGAACCCTTTGTGTACCCAGCATTTTCTGCTGCAGCAACCACATGGCCGCCATTTTCAAACAAATTCTGTAGAAATAGTTCTTCTTTTTCAGAAATCTTTGTAGATTTTCTTTTTTCTGGTAGTAAATTCATTATAAACTCGGTAATTATGGTGCGTAGGTCTACGTACTGGATGCAAATTAAGCCTTAAAGTGAGCCAATGTGACATCTTGCACCTATAATACATATATATAATAATAATTTAAAAAAAATTTGTCAAGGGGGTTGACGAAAGTCGTTTCAGACTGTACAATGCAGTTGAACCTGCCGAGGATATATATAGTATACCTAATAAGTTGCCCCAATGCGTTGCATATGGGGCTTTTTTATTGAGTATACTTAGAGAGTTGCAAAGTTTCCCATACATAAAACCCTAAAATATAAAAAATATCCCTAGATTGCTAGCATATACTAGAGTACCCCTAGTGACCCTTTGTACCCATATAGAGATTTCCCATTATTAATACCAGTAAAAGACAAACTTTCAGACAATATAAAAGGTTTGCAACAAGTAAAGCTTGTAATAATAGTTTTTCTTGCGTGTGTGTGTGTGCAAACTTTCATTGACATTTATATTTTCAATACATTTTATTATTAATGCTGTCTTTCAGTGTCTGCAAAAATAGCATTTAAAACATAGAACTTAATAAATACAATTAGATATTATTATTTATTTTAGACATAAAAAAAGCCCCCAAGAAATATACTTGAGGGCTAGTTTGGGAGAGTATTATTTAATTATTAGATGAAAAGTATTCTTTTCGATATTCATTTACACGATTTTCAACGCTTTCATTAGCTAAATATTTATTAGCATTTGATAACCAACATTGAACACAAACGTATAAATCATTTTCAATAACAAACAAATATCTCTCTTGTTGTTTTCCACAAGCTGAACAACTGCAAATATCTGTTGAACGTGGTGTACTGGTTTTCATCTTAATATTGCCTTTCAGTAGTTTTAACTATGAAATTATCTTTATCGTCCAGTTGATACTCTTTTAACTTTAATTGTTTGTTAGAAGATCCATAACAAGTTATTCCTTGATGCTCTAATAATTCTGTTAATGCGTCAATTTGCATTTTAACTGCTCTAACTTGTTGAGCAATTAAATTTAAATCTTTATATTCATAAGCAACCATATTATCCATATAGTCTTTATTTACTTTAATTAATTTTTGCATTTTTTAACCCTTTCAAAGTTATTAAAGTTTAATTACTGGCGTTTAAATTAGCCAATAAATAAGTATTATTTTTTATTTTGGTTTCTGTCAACTTTTTATTTTCATTCAAAAATATATTTCTATACTTTCCAGTGGTTGTTGAATAATCCCAATGATTATAATCTAAGATAATTAAAGGTTTATTAAGATCTTTAACCCATAAATCCCATTCATCACGCAAACAATATATACCATCTTCAAACGTATCAGAGTTTTGCATCTCTCTTAATTCATAACCCTTAATTGCAATTAAGCTTTGATATGATTGAAATATACTTTCAATGTAATATTGTTGAACTCTGGAATATTCTTCTAATGGACTTTTAAAATCATTTTCTTTTATTTTAAATGGAAAGTTTTTAAACCAACTAATATCATTAATATCAGTAATTAAAAATTGGTTTGGTCGATTGTTTATATTTGATACTTTCATTTTATTTACCTTTCAGTTTTTATTTTGTTTCAGAGAGTATAGACACAAAAAAAAGGCAAAGTAAATATACAATGCCTTTTTAATTTTATTGTGTTTTAAACTTATCCGAAAATTTGAAATATAATAATTAATAAAACAAATATTATTACAAGCTTATAAATTGCTGAAATAAACTCTCCCATTACGCAACCAGTGACAATTCATTCCAAGCATCAGATGACAACAACTTTCTGACTTTATCTTGTCGTTGAACTTGAACAGTATGTTTTGACTTTGTTTCACCAATACGCTGACTTTTACCATCGACATCGACATATTCTGCGTCAGTATGCGTTGACCAATAAGTCAGAGCATTATAAGCCGACCACATATTACGACCACAGTCTTGACTTTCTTTTTGAAATACTTGCGTCATAAAATTTAATAACTTGTTGTTGACTTTATATTCACTATCAGCAACCAAGCGACTGCCAACACCTCGATCAACTTGACATAGCGTATTTGCTAAAAACGTTGCAAACTCTTTATCTGAAATTGGCGAACGTTTCCACGCTAACATTTGCTCTTTATTATTATTCCAAGATGACAAGCTTGTTTGTGCATTGTTCAACATTGCATCGACATTTAAATTTTTACTATGCAAATGCTTTTGTTGATAAGCTTTCTCACCACCAAATACTTGAGTGTTACGACATAGCGATCTATAAGCCCCACTGAATACTTGGAAAGCCCAAGACATATCAACAGAATTAAAAACATCTAGACGACATTTAACCAAGTCATTTTGTCCGACATCCATTTTAAGATCATTAAAATGAATTGTACGGCTTGCACGTCTTCCATCCTCATAAACTCGATCAATAACTTCAACATTGTTCAAAGGTAGATCACTGTTATCCTGCAAATGCTTTCCCTGCTTTTCAAATAACTCAGAGTGATTAACAAGCTTGTAAGTATCAGAGATAGGTCGACAGTTTAAAACATCACCAGTGTGCGTTGAAATTAATCCTCGATACTTTTCAAGTTTTTGCATTGTTCCCATGCCAACACCAAAAGGTTTATCAACAAATAATGGAACTGGTTCAACTGTTCCAACATCTTCAAACAGTTTAATATTGCGTACATCGTCATGTACAAATTCAGTACCATTGGGCAACTGTTTATATCCACAATCGTCTAATGACACATTCCATTTGGGGGGAACGTTAGTCTTGAATGTTTCAATATTATTTTCACCTTCAAGATTGTTTTGAATGTTTGTATCAATCAGTTCTTCAATATCAATTTGATCAGTCATAATTATTAATTCCTTTCTATGGTTAATTGAGATACTAAGCGATCGATTTTTTCATCAATCTTATCGTCAAGTGTAGTTGTATCCATATAATCCAACATATCCATTTGGGAGAGTTCATCTTGAACAAGACCATATATGTCTAGTTCATGTGACCAATCCATATTTTCGATATGGTTTTTTACTGCATCTTCAACTACAGTTTTTAATTGATCGTTTATCTGAGTGATCAACTCGTCTGATACTATTTTAACCATTTTAATCCTTTCATTTTAATGGCGATCGTATGGGGCAAAATTCATAGGAGGTACAAGAGCAACCCCATACGATCTAGATCATTTTACTTTGCTCTTGTGCTATCTTAAATATCACAACTGTACAGATCGTCAACTATTATTTTCTATTATATGTTTTTTATCATAGAACCTACCTATCTTTAATTCTGTTTTGGTAACATACACTTTACCATTATGTCTTTTTGCAATATCCTTTGCATCAGATAAATGGGTTGCTCGACCTACACACTCGTCATTGACAATAACTGCATACAGTTCTTTGCGTTTGCGTAGATACTTCTCTTGTGCAATCCTCATTCGTTCACTTGTATATGGATCATTCATAATATTTCCTTTCATAAAAAATAGGACTACAGATTACTCCATAGTCCTATTAAGTC